TACAAACAGAGAAGAAACTTTATTGAATATATACTTTATACTAAATTTAAAGATGAAAAAATAGGTTTAGTTGTAATTGATGGTTGTGCTGATCTTGTTACTGATGTTAATAATATGGAGCAATGTACAGAGGTTCAAGAATTATTTATGCGTTGGTCTGGAGAACTGGATTGCCATATATCTACTATCATACATTCTAATTATGGATCAACTAAGCCAACTGGAGTACTTGGATCTGCATTAGAAAAAAAATGTGAAACTCAAATAATGTTAGAAAAAAATACTGTAAATAAAGGTTGGGTTACTGTTGAATGTAGAAGAGGCAGAAACAGAAACTTTGAGACTTTTAGTTTTGGTTTTGAAGAAAACGGTTTACCTAAGTTTATTGAAAATGATTATGAATTTTAACAAAACTTTAACATTTAATAATATAAAAATATTATACTTTTAACAAAACAAATAAGATGAATATACTAAAACAAGCAAACGAAATAATTAACGAAAGATCAGAAGAAAAGGAACGTATGTATGGTCCTTTTGATAAGTCAATGACAAAAGCGGCTATAATAGCATCAGAACTTTGTAATAAGCATATTAGTACAGAGGATTTTTATAAGTGCTTAATAGCTTTAAAAATGAGTCGTATGGCTTATAATTTAAAGGAAGACACACTATTAGATGCTGTAGCGTATATTGGAGCTTTAGATAATTACAATAAATTATAGTATGAACTTAGAACAAGAATATAAAAAAATATTATCTAAAATAAAAATAGAAGGTATTTACAGAAATGATAGAACTGGAGTTGGTAGCTATTCTTTATTTAATCAATCTTTAAATTGGAATTTATCAAGTAATAAATTTCCAATGTTTACTGGTAAAAAAATATTTAAGAAAATATTTGAAACAGAATTTAAATGGTTTATAAATGGCGAAACAAATATTCAAAGATTTAAAGATGCTGGCGTAAAAATATGGAATGAATGGGCAGATGAAAATGGAGATCTAGGACCAGTTTATGGTCATCAACTATTAAACTATAATAGTGAAGGAGTTAATCAACTAGAAAACGTTATATCAAGCTTAAAAAGCAACCCGGATTCAAGAAGACATATTATATCTTTATGGAATCCTTTGCAAATAAAAGATATGGCTTTGCCTCCTTGCTATCATTACTTTCAATTTTTTGTAGAAAACAATAAATTAAATATGTTTGTTGTTCAAAGATCAGCAGATATGTTTCTTGGTGTTCCTTATGATATAGCTTTATTTTCTAGATTGCTATTATATGTAGCTGCAAAAACAAATTTAGCACCTTGTAAAATTAATTTAAATATGATTGATTGTCATATTTATTTAAATCAAATAAAACAAGTTGAAACTTATATAAAAAATGATTTGTTTGAATTGCCAGATTACAAATATAATACGCTTGAAGATAGATTAGAAATATTTAATTACAAAAGTAATACGGCAATAAAAGCAAAAGTTGCGGTATAATTGTATATATTAGCAAAAGAACATAATTTTAAAATAAATATAATGTATTACGTATATTACATAAAAGGCAAAAAAATAGGTTGCACAAAAAATTTAAAAAAAAGAGTAGAAGAAGAGCAAGGTTATAAAGATTACTTAATACTATTTGAAAGTGAAGATATAAAAAAAGCTTCTAAAGCTGAAAGATATTTTCAAGAAAAACTTGGTTATAAAGTAGACACTAATACATATGAAGAATTGATTAATAATAATAAAAACAAAAAAACAAAAAAGATGATTAAAAAAACAAACCACACTATTACTTTTAAAGTACTAAAGCAAGATATTACAAAAGATTTCTTATTAGATCTAAGTGTTATATATGATGTAAACGGAACTGATATTATTATAAATGAAGAACTTGCTGAATGGATGTTAAAGAACTTAAAGAAGTCTCAATTTAACAATGAGATGTTTATATACAACCAGTCTTTAGTAAACGCTTACGAGTTTGTAATAGAGAATGAAAATATAAAAAATCAAAACAACTTTGATAACATTAGAGAATGGGCTAAAGAAAGAGGTATATTTGACAAAGGTGATTCTAAAACACAATATATTAAGTTACAAGAAGAAGCTGGTGAATTAGCAAAAGCTTTATTAAAAAACGATAGACCTGAAATTATAGATGCTATTGGTGATATTGCAGTAGTATTAACTAACTTAGCTCATCTAGAAGGTTTAAAGATAGAGGATTGTATACAGACTGCTTATGATGTAATATCTAAAAGACAGGGTAAAATGGTTAACGGTACTTTTGTAAAAAACAACTAATGGAAATCAAACTACTAAACGGAGATACTTTTAATAAAAAAGATATTCTAGATAAAATGATGGATGATTCATTTTACTATGGTTATCTTGGTAAGAACGCATTAAGTAGTTCTATGTGCAAAAGTTTATTAGAAGGTCCTGAAGCTTATGTAAAAGCTTTAAATAAAGAAAGTAAAGACAAGGAACCTCAGCCTTTTAGAGATGGTCGTTTGATACATCTATTAGCGTTAGAACCTCATAGAGTTAATGAGTTAACTATAATTGATAGTACTAAAGGAAGTAAACTTTATAAGCTAGCAGTCGAAGAAAAACCGGCTCAATCCGTTTATACTAGATCAGAATTAAATAGATGTCAATTAGTAGCTGATGCTGTTCTTGAAAGAGATGATTTTAGAGAGTTAGTGAGATTTGCTGATTTTGAAATACCTGAAGTAGGTTACTACAATGGATTGCCTTTTAGAGGTAAAGCTGACATATTATTACCAGGTGTTGTTGTTGATTTAAAAACTACAAGTGATATATCAAACTTTGAAAGATCTTCTTTAATTTACAATTATGATTTACAGTGTGCACTTTATTTAGAATTGTTTTCTTGTTTTGAGTTTAAGTATGTTGTGGTAGATAAAAGAACAAAAGAAGTAGAGTTTGTTTCTTTTAGTAGTGACTTTATACAATCTGGATATGATAAACTTGATTTGGCTACAGAGAACTATTATAAGTATTTAGAGAATAAAGACTTTTACGATTTAAACATTTAGTTATGTACGAGAAGGAACAATGCAAGCAATTAGAAGTAGTTTCTTATAAAAGTTGTATTGACAGCTATTTTAGGAGTGGAGATCAAAACGATATATATGAATATTGGTTACAGTTGCTTGAGGCTAAAAGAAGCTGTGAAGCGAAGGGAGTTCAAAAAGCATTAGAGTTAATAGAGTTGTATAAAGATATAAATGGAAAAAGTAAAGAAAACAATAATAATAAAGAATTGTAACTATGAAGCACAAGCATATTGTTTTAAAAAAGGATTTATAATATATCCTAAACTTTTTGGTAACAAATATAAAGTTTGGTATTCAAGAGGAGGATCTGGTAAATATTACATGGAAGGAAAAGAATTTAACACACAAGAAGCTTACCAAGCTATTTGGGATTTATACACTAAAATATATAATTATGATAAGAAGCACACAAGCACATTATGACAACGGTAAAGACTATGATGTAATAGATGTAATAAATGATTTTAACTTAAACTTTAGTAGAGGTAATATATTAAAGTATATATGTAGAGCTGGTAAAAAGAAAGATGAACTACAAGATCTTTTAAAAGCAAAAGACTATTTAGAAAGAGAAATAGAAAGAATAAGGGAAGCAATATAGCTTCTCTTTTTTTTTGTTAAAATGTTAAAGAAATGTTAAAATTTGTTAAAAGATAGTTTATAACTAAAAATGTTTTGTATATTAGCTGTATAATTAAAAACAAATACAAAGTTCATTAACATATTGATAAGAGAGTAAACAGACACAAACGGTTTAACATTAATGATTGTGGATGCGAAACGAATGCTACCGGACGTCCCTTGGGATTAGTAGGAGCCATGCTGTTAGGCAGCTATTAAAAACTTATTGCCACGAACCCATCTACCAGACACTCACACTCTCTTATTATATTAGCTGCATTAGAATTAGGATATTAACTAAAAAACAAAGACAAATGAAAACAATTATTTGGAAAGACAAAACATTAACTTACAAAGTAGGAAAATCAACTTACACAAAAAAGATAGTTTTAGAAAATGAGGATTATTATACTGTTGTAGGAATTGGAGCAGGAGAAGAACTTTGGAATGCAGGATACAATGTAGGTAATAGAGTTTACAAAAACCCAATAGACCTAACAACAATATAAAACAAATATTATGAAAACTATTTTAACAGTAAAAAATTCAAACAACAAAGATTATAGGGTAAGAGAATTTAAAAGCAATGTAGCCATCAATGCTTTAAGTCATTATATTATTGATACTTTTGAAACTCGGTTAAACGCATCCAAACAAGAAGTAGAGGGTTATTATTATGTGAGTTGTGCTGATACAGAAA